CGAAGTGGCCTCCCTGGTGGGGCAGACGACCGCGCCGAAGAAGGCGCGCCGCTGAAATGAGCCACATCTGGACCACCGCCGACGAGGTCGTGTTCGTGCGTGGCATAGGCGCGCACTCCGCCACTAGGACCCCGCGCCGCCTGTTGCTCGAGCAATACCGGCACGCCGCCGCCAATCGCGTTGATTGGGGAGGTTTGCAGCCCGACATCATCCTGACTGAGGTCTGTCGCCAGCTAGAGCGCTTTACCAGGAGCGCACGATGATTCAATCAGGGCTTGAGATGCTGGCCACCAGCATCCTGATATTCGTCCTCGGCCTTGCATTCATCTTCCTCGGCCTGGCCTGGTGGTTCTACTGCCTGCCCACGCGCCTGCTGCAATGGACGAGCCGCTGACATGCCGGCAGGTAGCGGAACAACACCCAGACCACGAGATCGTGCGCGTGCGCTACCGCATCCCCTCGGACCACTACCCGCAAGGCTTCGAGGCTGCCCTCATGATCCCGCGCGCCAAGATCGCCGCAGTCACCGAGCCGCCCTGGTTTCGCCACGGCGAGACCATGACCATATCCCCCGTCCCCTCGGCATGAAGATGCTGCACCCCACGCCACGCACGCAACACCCCAGCAACAACCGGGCGACGGGTCCTTCCTGTGCTTCCCCATCGAGGGTCATTCGCAGCGCGAATTTTCTCAAGTGCGCGATGTTTCAACATAGGCAACGGCCATGATCCGAATTAGCGTCAAGCACGACATCGACCAGCTCGTCGCCAAGATCGGGCGCATCGGGCGGGAGCAGATCCCGTTCGCCACGGCGCTGGCGCTGACGAAAACGGCGCAGGAAGTGCAGCGGGCCATCCCGGCGGCGCTGGAAAAGGACCTGGACCGGCCGACGGAATTCACCAAGCGCGGCACCTTCATCGTGCCGGCGCGCAAGAACACGCTGACGGCCGTCGTCGGGTTCAAGGACAAGCAGGCCGAATACATGCGGCTGCAGATCGAGGGCGGATCGCGCGCGCCGAAGAAGAAGGCGCTGCGCCTGCCGGGCGAGGTGGTTCTCAACCAGTACGGCAACCTGCCGCAGGGCACGATCGCGCGGCTGATCGCCGCGGCGAAGGCCGGCAAGTATGGCGCGGTCGTGCGCAAGCGCCTGGGCGTGGGCGACCGCCGCAAGAAGGCCGGCGACTTGGCGCTGTTCTACGGCCAGCCGAAGGGACACCCTGGCCTGCCGGTCGGCATCTGGCGGCGCATGCCCGGCAACCCCGGCACACTGGTGCCGGTGATCGTCTTCCCGAAGCGGGTCGCGCACTACCGGCCGCGCTTCGCCTTCCACAAGATGGTCGAGGCGGTCGTCGCCCGCGAATTCCCCGCGCAGTTCGCCGCCGCCTTCGACCACGCCATGAGGACCGCGCGTTGACCTGGGCGAACTACGACGACGTCGTCGCCCAGCTCCGCGATGGCGGGCTGGAAATCGACGGCGGCATCGACATCGACACCACTCGGCCGGTGCGCTGCTTCGAGTCGGGCGGCGACCGCGAGAAGCGCGGCTGGTACTGGCTCAACGAGATCACCATCGAGGGCCAGCGCTACATCGTCGGCGCCTTCGGCGTCTATCACGGCAACGACAACGGCAAGCGCAAGGTCGTCCTGCGCGTCGATGGCAAGAAGCCCGCCCTCACCGCCGAGCAGAACGCCGCCATCGCCGCGCGGCAGAAGGCCAACCAGGCGCGCATGAAGGCCATGCGGGCGGCCGAGGCCGAGCGCGCCTCGCAGGAGGCCAGCCGCGTCTGGCGCGCCTATGCGGAGGAGGGCGCCAGCGACTACCTCGCGCGCAAGGGCGTCGGCGCCCATGGCCTGCGCTTCTCGCCGGCCGGCGGCACCCTGGCCGTGCCCATGCAGGACGCCGGCGGCAAGATCTGGGGCCTGCAGCTCATCCGTGGCAAGGATCGCGGCAACAAGCTGGAGAAGCAATACTGGCCGAAGGGCGTCGCCACGCAGGGCCACTGGCACCTGATCGGCGGCATACCGAAGGAGCTCCTGCTCGTCGCCGAAGGCTACGCCACCGCCGCCACGCTGCTTGAAGCCACCGGCCTGCCCGTCGCCATCGCCTTCGACGCCGGCAACCTGTTGCACGTCGCAACAGCCATAAAACGCGCTTATCGAAAAGCCCGCATCCTCGTCTGCGCCGACGACGACTACCGCACCGAGGGCAACCCCGGCACCGCCGCCGCCCAGGCCGCCGCGCATGCCGTCGATGGCGCCTGGGTCGCGCCCGTCTTCGCTGCCGAGCGGCCCGCCGACAAGAAGGGCCCGACCGACTTCAACGACCTGCAGGCCCTCGAAGGCCAGGCCATCGTGCGCGCCCAGATCGAGGCCCGCCTCCGGGAATTGCAGTGGGATCTCGCGCCTGCCGCGCGGGAGACCGTCGCCAAGGGGGCGGGGGAGCGTGCCGAAATCCCGTCCATCGTGCAGATCTACGAAGCGCTCGACCGCTACGTCTTCATCTACGGCGGCAAGGGCACGCTCTTCGACGCCACCGAGCACATGCTTGTACCCAAGGTCGACGTCGTCGAGCTGCTGCCGAAGGACGGCTGGAACGAAATGCGCACACGCAAGCGCGTCGCCCGCATTGAGGAAGTCGGCTTCGACCCCGGCGGCGTCGATGCGCGCATCCGCTGCAACCTTTGGGGCGGCTGGCCCACCGTGCCGCGCGCCGGCCGTTGCGACGCCCTGCTCGAGCTCCTCGAATACCTCTGCAGCACCGAAAAGAACGCCCGCGACATCTTCGCCTGGACCCTCAAGTGGCTCGCCTACCCGATCCAACATCCCGGCGCCAAGATGCGCACCGCGCTCGTCTTCCACGGCCCCCAGGGCACCGGCAAAAACCTGTTCTTTGAAGCCGTCATGGCCATCTATGGCGATTACGGCCGCATCATCGACCAGAGCGCCATCGAGGACAAATTCAACGACTGGGCCAGCCGCAAGCTGTTCCTCATCGCCGACGAAGTCGTCGCCAGGCAGGAACTCTTCCACACCAAGAACAAGCTCAAGGGCATCATCACCGGCGAGTGGATCCGCATCAACCCCAAAAACGTTGCCGCCCACGACGAGCGCAACCACGTCAACCTCGTCTTCCTCTCCAACGAAAGCCAGCCCCTCGTGCTCGAGAAGGACGACCGCCGCTACACCGTCGTCTGGACCCCGGAGAAACTCTCCGAGCAGTTCTACGCCGACGTCAAGGCCGAGCTCAACGCCGGCGGCGTCGCCGCCCTGCATGACCACCTGCTGCGCCTCGACCTCGGCGACTTCGACGAACACACCAAGCCGCCCATGACCGAAGCCAAGCGCGACCTCATCGACCGCAGCCTCGACTCCGTGCAGCGCTTCATCAACGACTGGCAGGCCGGCGAAGTCATCCACCGCCACGGCGAGGCCGCGCTGCCCTTCGGCCCCTGCGCCAGCACCCAGCTCTACCGCGCCTATCTCGAGTGGTGCCGGCGCGTCGGCGAACCACGGCCGCGGCCCGAAAACCAGTTCGCCGGCGAGATCACCAAGCTGCCAGGCTGGTTCAAGGGCCACAAAGACCGCCGCGAAAACTTCAACACCCGCGACACCATCCGCCAGCGCTTCATCATCCCGTCCGATGCCGCCCTGGCCATCGCCGCCCGCGAAGGCGCCCCCACCCTGGCGCAGGAGCCCAACGAAAACCTCACAGAATGGCTGACGCGCTGTTTTTTCGCCTTCTCCGACGCCATTGGAGACCCCGCATGACCGCACGGGCGCACGGGTATCCGCACGGGTATCCGCACGGGGTTGGAAGGCAGAAAACGCAATCAAATCAAAGGCACCGCACGGGTGCACGGGTTCCCCGCGTGCGCGTGTACACGAGCGCATTTTCCGCATGCGCGAACGCTCGCCCGTTTCACGCGCACATCACGCATCTCGCGCGTGTACACCTTACCCGTGCACCCGTGCGCTGGCGGGCAATCAAGCACTTACGCGCGGTATACCCGTGCGGACACCCGTGCACCCCGTGCGGTCGCGCGTGCGCGCCCCCTTATTCACCCATTTCCGCGAAAAAAGAGGAGAGGGCAACATGACCGCCCTCCGGCAAATCGAATTCGCCCGGCACCTCGACGTCAACCGCTCCTACGTCACCCGCCTCAAGCAGGACGGCCGGATTGTCCTCACCGCTGACGGCCTGGTCGATGTCGAAGCCAGCCGCGCCCGCATCCTGGCCACCGCAGGCGGCCGCGACGACGTTGCCGCCCGCTGGGCCAGGGCCAAGGGCCAAACGCCTGCCAGCGGCCCGCCTGCGCCGCCCGGCGGGCAGGAAAACGGCGGGGAAGGGGAGGGCGAAGCCCGGACCACCCGCGCCGACGCCATGGCGCGCAAGGAACACTACCTCGCCCTGCAGGCCAAGCTCGACTACGAACGCGCCGCCGGCGCCCTCGTTTCCCGCGCCGACGTCCAGGCCGCCCTCGACGACCTCGTCGCCTTCGCCCGCGCCGGCATTGAGAACCTGCCGCACCGCGTCGCCGGCCTGCTCGTCGGCAAGGACTACGACGCCATCCTCGGCACCCTGCGGCAGGAAGTGGTCGGCCTGATGGACGACATGCACAAGGACGCCCGCCGCAAGCTGGTGGAATTAACGGAGGGGGTGGCCTGATGGGCGCCCCCGAAGGCCACCTGCTCGCCCTGCGCGCCTTCGACCGCGGCTGGGAGCCGAAGCAGCCGCTCACGGTGTCCGAGTGGGCGGATGCCAACCGGGTGCTCTCGCAGGTCGGCAGCGCCGAGCCGGGGCCGTGGAAGACGGCGCGCACGCCGTACCTGCGCGAGATCATGGACCAGCTCTCGGAGAATTCCCCGGCGCGCATTGTCGCCTTCATGAAATCGAGCCAGGTCGGCGGCACCGAGGTCGCATCGAACTGGCTCGGCTACATCATGACGCATGCCAAGGGCCCGGTCGCCGTCGTCATGCCGACGGAGAAATCCCTCTCCGACTGGATGAGCCAGAAGTTTGAGCCGATGGCCACCGTCACGCCGCCGGTGGCCGCGGTGCTGGCGCGGCGCAGCAATTCCGGCAGCGACAACAACGCCCAGCGCAAGAAATTCACCGGCGGCATCCTCTACGCCAAGACCGCCGGCTCCACCGCCGAACTCAAATCCACCTCGCTGCGCTACGCCATCGCCGACGAGGTCGACGAATACGACTGGACCACCCTGCAGGGCGATCCGCTCGGCCTGCTCGAGGTGCGCCTGACCACCTTTCACGACCGCAAGCTGTTCGTGCCCAGCTCGCCGACCATGAAGGACGCCAGCCGCATCGAAGAGCTTTTCGACGCCGGCGAGCGCCGCCGCTTCCATGTGCCGTGCCCGCACTGCAACGAGCTGCAGCCCCTCGCCTGGTCCAACCTGCGCTGGAGCAAGCGCCCCGACAACCCGCGCCGCATCGTCGATGCCTGGTACGTCTGCCGCGAATGCGGCGCCGAGATCCACGAGCACCACAAGCCCGCCATGCTCGCGCACGGCCGCTGGATCGCCGAGGCCCCCGGCGCGCCGCACCCCAGCTACCACATCAACGCCCTCTACAGCCCGATCGGCCTCGGCCTCACATGGCCCGAGCTGGCCGCCGAATGGATCGAAGCGCAGGACGACCCCGCCAAGCTGATGCGCTTCATGAACACCCGGCTGGGCGAGACCTGGGCCGACCGCAGCCGCGACATCAAACCCAACGCCCTCGAGGCGCGCGCCGAGCCGTATCAGTTGCGCACCGTGCCGGCCGGTTGCCTGGTGCTCACCGCCGGCGTCGACGTGCAGGACGACCGCGTCGAGATCCAGATCCTCGGCCACGGTCGCCACGACCGCACCTGGACCATCGACTACCACGTCCTGCCCGGCAACCCAGCCGACGACGCCGTCTGGGAGAAGGTCGCCGACTTCCTCACCGCCACCTTCATCAATGGCGCCGGCAAGACCCTCAAGATCGAAGCCACCGGCATCGACTCCGGCGGCCACCACACCCACGCCGTGTATGCCTTCGTGCGCAGCGGCCGCGTGCGCCGCGCCCTCGCCCTCAAGGGCGCCAGCAGCCCCGGGCGTGCCATCCTCGGCAAGCCCAGCCAGCAGGATGTCACCTGGCGCGGCAAGACCGCGAAGAAGGGCGTGCTCCTCTACTCGGTCGGCGCCGACACCGCCAAGCACCTGCTGTATGCCCGCCTCAACGGCGATGCCGACAAGGACCCCGCCGACCGCAAGGTGCGCTTCTCCCAGCAACTCGAATCCGGCTGGTACGACCAGCTCGTCGCCGAGACCTTCAACCCGCGCAAGAACCGCTGGGAGCTGAAGAAGGGCAAGCGCAACGAAGTCCTCGACACCTGGGTCTATGCCGTCGCCGCCAGCCACCACCCCGAGCTCTACATCCACAAGTGGAAGGTCGCCGACTGGGAGCGCCGCCGCCAGATGCTCGAGCCGGAAGCGCCCGCGGAGGAGGGCGCGGAAACCAAAGTCAGCCCCCAGGACACGGCGCCGCCGCCGCGGCCCCTGGCACGGCGCATCGGACGCATCGGGAGGAACAACTTTTGACGGAGATGATGAAAATGATCCACGACATGATCCGCGCCCTGCGCGATGCCGGCGTCGAAGTGCCCGACGGTGTTGCCACCAACGTCAAGGTCAAGCTGCAGAGCCTCTACGGCGGCGAGCGCGTCTATGTGCCGAGCCTGCCAAAGGCCAGCCGCGCCGTGCAGTTGGCCAAGCTGGAGAAGCGCACCCAGGTCGAGATGGCGCTCGCCACCGGGCTGTCGGTGCGGCAGGTGCGGCGCATCCGCAACGGGAAGTAGTAGCGGACATTTTTTGCCTTAACAATGTCCGCCCGCCTGCAGCACTCTGGCCGCATTTAGCCGGAGCCTGCCCTTGGACATTCCAACCAACGAGCCGCAATCCCTGCGCGCGGGCGATACCTGGAAGTGGACGCGCACGCTTGCCGACTACCCTGCCGGTGCCTGGACGCTCAAATACCGCTTCAAGAACGCCACCGGCTATTTCGAGATCGTCGCCGGCACCTCCGGCACCGACCACCTCGTCAGCGTCGCCGCCGCCACCACCGCGAACTACACCGCCGGCAGCTACACATGGATGGCCTGGGTCGAGGGCGGCAGCTCCGAGAAATACACCGTTGACACCGGCACCCTCACCGTCGACCCGGACTACCGCTCCGGCACCGCCGCCTACGACGGCCGCAGCCACGCCCGCAAGATGCTCGATGCCATCGAAGCCTGGCTCGAGGCGCGCGACCCCGCCGTCGCCGAGTACGAGATCGCCGGCCGGCGCATGAAGTTCATCCCCATCGGCGAGCTCGTCAAGCTGCGCAACCGCTACGGGTTCGAAGTCCGCAACGAAGAAGCCGCCGCCGCCATCGCCAAGGGCGAAGGCCTCGGCCGCAAAATTCAGTTCAGGGTTTGACGCATGGGCCTCCTCGACGCCTTCCTGCGCTGGATCAAGCCCGCCGCCCGCGACAACTACGCCGCCACCTACGGCTCCGGCAACTCGGCCGGCTTCGCCGGCGGCGCCGTCGGGCGCCTCACCGCCAGCATGGCCAGTTGGAGCGGCGCGGTGAATGCCGACCTCGACGCCTCGCTCGTCATCATGCGCGCCCGCGGCCGGCAGCTTGCCGCCAACAACGAATACGGCCGGCGCTTCCTCACCCTGGTGGCCGCCAACGTCGCCGGCCACGCCGGGCCGAAGCTCCAGGTGCGCGCCTACCGCGACCAGCGCGACCCGAACAAGCCCACCACCCTCGACAAATCCGCCAACGACGCCGTCGAAGTGCACTGGGCGAAGTGGGGCAAAACCGCCGACATCGCCGGCCGCATGACCTTCCCGCACCTGCTGCGCCTCATCGCCAAGGGCGTCGCCCGCGACGGCGAAGCCCTGGTGCGCATCGTTCGCCGGCGCGACCTGCCCTATGGCATCGCCCTGCAGCTCCTCGAAGCCGACCGGCTCGACGAAACCCTCAATCTTTCCACCGGCGCCCGCACCATCCGCCAGGGCGTCGAGATCGACGCCACCGGCCGCCCGCTCGCCTACTGGGTCAAAACCCAGCACCCAGGCGATCGCTACGCCACCGGCCAGCAGGGCGTCGAACGCATCCCGGCCGGCGACATCATCCACATCTTCCTGCCCGAGCGCGCCGAGCAGGTGCGCGGCTACACCTGGTTCCACGCCATCCTCTTGCGCGCCGCCCAGCTCCACGGCTTCAACGACGCCGCCCTGCTCGCCGCCCGCATCGGCGCCAGCAAGATCGCCGCCCTCGAGCGCGCCGAAGAAGCCCCTGACGCCACCGCCAGCATCGCCGACGGCCAGGTCGGCGGCGCCTTCCAGATGAACGTCGAAGCCGGCGAGCTGTTCGAGCTCCCTCCCGGCTACAAGCTCAACTCCTGGGATCCGGAATACCCGCACTCCAACTTCGAAAGCTTCGTCAAGGCCGCCATGCGCGGCATTTCCGCCGGTCTGGACGTCGCCACCCACAATTTGTCCGGCGACATGACCGACGTCAACTACTCCAGCGCCCGCATCGCCGAACTCTCGGAGCGCGAGCAATGGAAGGTGCTGCAGGACTGGTTCATCGCCGCCCTGGTCGAGCCCATCTACCAGCAATGGCTTGGCCTCGCCATGCTGCGCGGCGACATCACATTCGAGATCAGCGGAAAGGCCCTGCCGGCCGACAAGCTGGCCAAATTCGCCAGCGCCAGCCGCTTCCGCGGCCGGCGCTGGGGCTGGGTCGACCCCGCCAAGGAGATCGAAGCCCACGAAAAAGGCGTCGCCCTCGGCATCGCCAGCCGCACCCGCATCGCCGCGGAGCAGGGCGACGACCTGGAAGACGTCATCGACGAACTCGCCGAAGAGAAAAAAATGCTCGACGCCGCCGGCCTCACTCCAAAGGAAAAGCCGCCCGCGCCGGAGCCAAAACCAAAACAAGATACAGACCTTGAAAAAGCGGTCAAGGCCATGGCTCTGCGCGCCGCAGAGCCGCAGCAGCCATCGCACATCACCATCCATCAGGCTCCGATCACCATCACCACGCCGGAAACACGGGTCGACGTCGCCCCCGCTTCTGTCACTCTGCAGCCGGCGGAAGTGCGCGTCGACGTCCATGTGCCTGAGCAAGCCCCGCCGACCGTTACCGTACAGCCGGCCGAAGTGCGCGTTGACGTCGCCCCCGCCGCCGTGGAAGTGCATGTCGAAGCCATCATGCCCGCGCAGAGCGAGGTTTCCATTGTCGCCATGCCGGACCGCGAGACCACCAGCAGCGTCGAGCGCAACAGCGCCGGCGAGATCGTCAAGACCAAGCAGACCGAGAGGGACGCATAAGGAGCCGCCACCATGTCAATGTCAAACGCCTCGGAGAACGCGCTTCTCCTCCTGCTGTTCAACAACACCGACTGGGCCAACGTCGGCGACGCCGCCGGCCTGCAGAACTCCGCCACCGCCGGCAGCTTCTACGTCGCCCTGCACACGGGCGACCCCGGCGAGGCCGGCACGCAGGCCACCAGCGAAGCCACCTACACCGGCTACGCCCGCGTCGCCGTGGCGCGCAGCGGCGCCGGCTGGACGGTGACGGGCAACCAGGTCACGAACGCCGCCACGGTGCAGTTCGGCGAATGCACCGCCGGGTCGGACACCATCACCCACTTCAGCGTCGGGCTGGAATCGGCCGGCGCCACCGCCATCCTCTACTCCGGCGCGCTGTCCGCCTCGCGCGCCGTCTCGTCCGGCATCACGCCGCTGTTCAACGCCGGCGCGCTGACGGGCACGGTCGACTGATGTGGAATACCGCTGCGCACACTGCGGGCGCGAGCTGGGGCCGATGGTCGAAGGCGAACCGGAACCGGCTTGTCCCGACCACCCCGATGGCGTTGTAGAGGTCTTCGACAATGCCGATCCAGAGCCTTAGCGACCTGCAGGCCGCCTTCGACGCCGGCCGCTGGCACATGCAGCGCTTCTACAAGGCCGCCGGCACCGCGCACGGACTGCACTGGGCCGACCCGTCCTTCGCGGCGGGGCAGCCCCCCTACGACGCCCGCGTCGGCACCGCGCTGGAATTCACCCCCTGCGTTGCGCAGAAGAACGACGCCATCTATTTCCCGGATGTGGCCAGCGGCGAGCACCGCCACCTGGCCTCCGCCACCTTCCGCTCGTCGCAGTCGACCTTCAACGGCGCCGGCTCCATCGTCATTTTCGACCTGCTCGGCTACTACCCCATGATCGACGGGGATTCAACCGACGAGCAGTTCATGGACAACACGCAGCCCCTGCCGCGCTATGCTGACGGGCAGGGCGTGCAGCTTGTGCTGGTGAACCACATCGCGCCCACCACCGCCAGCGGCGTTGCCCTCATCAACTACACCGATTCGACCGGCGCCAGCAAGAGCGTCACGCAGAACATCCCGCTCACCGGCCAGAACCTCGTCTGCTCCGGTGTGCGCGCGGCCGCCGCCGCCGACGTGGGGCCGCTCACCGTCGCGCTCGCGGACGCCTCGCCCGGCATCCGCAGCCTGGACTCAATCACCTTCACCACGCCGCCGTCCGGCCTGATCTGCGCCTACCTCGTGCGCATCCTCGGCACCTGCCTGACGGGCGACAACAACGTCGCCGTGGAAAAGGAGTTCTACAGCAAGGCCGGCTTCCATTGTCCGCGCGTGCATGACGGCGCCTGGCTCGGCTGGTTCGACCGCATCGGCTCCGGCACCTCGCGCACCGTGTCCTGGTTCGGCAACTTCACTTTCGCCTGGGGTTAAACATGGCCATTCAATCCATCGATCAACTCGTCGCCGCCATCAGCGCCGGTAAAACCACGCGCTACGACTTCAACAAGATCACCGGCGGCAGCGCCTACACCGCCGGCCGCTGGTACGATTTTTCCATGCTCGGCGGCTCGCCCATCGCCAACGCCTGGGCCGGCACCGCGCTCGCCTGGAAAACCTGCGACGAAGCCACCGGCAACGGCACGCAGATCTTCGGCATGCCGCACGGCGGCAACGTCTCGACCGACATCAAGCATCTGCTCAACATGAACGCCTGGAGCACCGCCGCCACCGGCGTCCCCGGCACGCTGATGCTGGTCGACCTGCAAGGCTACTGGC